TCCCAAGAAAGATATATCTTAACCGCTTGGTACTTTTGGATAAATTATTAACTACTCTAACAGATTCTTTGGATGCTTCGACATTTTGCCGAAGGCTATTAGTACTTTTTGAAATTGAATTACTTAAGGCTCGTTGATTAAGAGCTAATTGATTAACAGCCTTTGCCGTTTCCGCGACGACTTTATTAGTCTCTTGAATCTTTTTTTGAATTTCTTCAAGAGACTTTAAATTTTCAACGTCAATTTCAACTACATATTCTTCGACCATTATTTACCACCCGAAATTTCAAAATCGACTCCAATGTTCTTTATCATACCAAGTAACTTCTTTGGATCATCCTCTATCTCGGGTTGGTAATCTTGTAACTCCGCTCCTACTAAAGACGCATAAAACTTATATTGAGCGTGGAGTCGTTTCCTTGCTTCTTTTAGTAAACACTCAATCGTAGATCTTGTCAAGGTAAAGACCTGATCGGGTGTCCATCCATACTGAGAACAAATAAAATCAACTACCTTTGCGACAGTTTCTTCAAAATTTACACTGTCACCTCTGACGTCTCCTCTGCCAATTTGTTTACCGCTTCGGACAGACCCTTCCCGAGCTTCCCGAAGACGTGAAGTGACAAAGGGACAACAAAATCCACCATATCCTGTGATGTAAGATTAGACTCCACCCATTTCTTATCTTTATCAAAAACTAAAGCTGCGATCTCTGTGATATCTGTAGCAAAACTGGTCATAAAAGTATAAGCTAATTCACTAGACACGTTTAAATTATCGTCATCAACATCTCCAGCGGGGAAACGAGAAAAGATTTTTGTGATTATATTATAAATGCGGAGTTCTTTACCCCAAGTAAGAGGGGGGACATTAACCCTCTCTCCCTTACTTAAAGTTATTTCATTAGTTCCAGAAATGAATTCATCAAAAGCAGACATAAAAAAGCACCTCCTAGGCGTCAAATTTTTTTATTTTACGAAGAAAAATCGCCGGTTAACTTAATACGACATAACCTACCAGCTGAAGGTAATGAAGAACCACTCCAATCTGTACTAGCGTCCAGCGCAACAAATGTGTAGGGAAACTCATGAGGATCACCACCAAAGGTAACAGACAGCTCGCCAGCAGATTGCGCTTTCCAAATATCAACTTCAACCGTACCACCAGCCGGCATCTGATGCACGAACTTAAGAGAAGCTTCCTTAACCTCCATATCTCCACCTACATCCATTGTCTTTTCATCACCATTAGTTGAAATTATACCAGTTCCAATAGCATATTGCAAATTATCAATATTCCACTCATGACCAACTACTTCAAGTCTAACTGTTTCAGTAATAACCCATTGCTTGATCAAACTCTCAGGAGAACCTTGTTTAACCTCCAACTTATCACGAGTAAAAGTTAACACTGCACCAGTTTTAACTGCACCGACGTCAATTGTCACTTACTCTCAATCTTTCGATGAGTGTGGACTATCTCTTCATCCGTAATTATATTGTCTTTTCCAGGTCCAATCACCTGAAAAATTCCACGGATGTCTCGCGTCTTACGAGAAAGCAGTTTTTCTAATAACTGAAGTTTCTCGTCGCTTGAAAGACTTTGAAAAATATTTTTCGCATATTCAACACTCATAACCATATGAAGTCTAGCATGTTCACTTTGTCTCATGACCAATAAATTATCCCTTCGACAATCAAATGGGTTACCATTAATATGATGAATTACCTCATTAGGTTTTAACTTTCGTCCAAGCACTTTTTCAACAACTAATATGTGTAACAGCCTCATGTCAGAATGCCTTCGCTTAAATCCATTCTTAGACGCAAAAACTCGTAAATATAACAATCCAGATTTTTCACGTGTTTTCTGTATGTAACATCCTTTTGTAACAAGATCCGCATCTCGATCATCTATTAAAACTTTAAATTTCTCGCTTTTATAAATTACGTTAAGCTCCACCAACAAGTCTCCCAAGAAAGTCTCTGCAGGGCTTCGATTCTCTCAAATCTAACCCCTCAGGGTTACCATATCCTATTGGACTTAGGCTTCCCTGACCAAGCGAGCTTTTCACCTAACTATTACTAGTTAGGGGCCCGAGCTAGTTCAGGCGCTTGGTATTATAAGTTGGCGTATTCACTAATTTTCACCTCCCTTACTATTAATTTTACTCCCACTTCAGCTGCTAGTTAACATTTAAAAAACTCACTCACAAATACTTTTCAAGTTCAACTATACTCGAAGATGGCTGTGACTTCCCGGACTTAACAAATATCGAATTTATCTTCCCACATTTTCTACATAAACTCTTAACCTGTGTCGTGCCAGTAATTGAAAAAACGAAAAAATACAAGTCTTTGTATTTAATCCTCAAAATATCCTCACCATCAAAATAACCTAAAATAGCTCTACAATTTTCACAACGCCACTCATTATTACTCAATGTGCTCAATTCCATTTACCTCAAACTCAAAACTACCAATTATTACATTTTCTTCCTTACTAAACTTTCGAGAAACTCTACTAATACTTCCAAAATAATTCGTATGTGGAGTATCATGTTTTTGCTCTAGCTCTGCTCTCAAATGAGACTCGATAAAATTTAACAAATCTATAATCTTATCTTCACCCAATTCAACTGCAAGGTAAAGCCGTAATTCACACTTACAGCGTAAAAAATAAGGCCGAACCGAAATATCCTCTAATTTCATAAGCGTTTCAGGAACTACTAATTCCTCTGGGAATGAATCAGTTAAAACAGGTGCTCGAGTTAAGCTAACTGAATAAGTTTGAGATGCAGTAGCTAATATATCTTCAATTAAATCTTTTAAATTCTCCTGGACTTCGAACAAATAAATCATTTCCAAATCTCCTTGAGCTTAGATTCCGCGTTTTTCAAAGCTGCAAGAATAAATTCTCGTGGAATCATCCTAGAGGTCCCTTTTAGTACATAATCAACATACTTTGGTTTATCCTTCCAAACTATACCTTTACGTGATTTCATAAGTGCCGAACTCAATTTACCAGACTGGACATGCACTAAAGGTGATAAGTTTCGCGGGCGTCTTCTTGCATAAGGATTACCCCTTTTTCGTAATGTTTCTTGGGTAATTTTTGAACTCCCGACTAATTTCTCAAGCTCATCATATATCACACTAATCGTTCTTTGAACTTTATCATCTAAAGTCGTTGACAAGTAATCAGGTGAAGGAAATCTAAGCCTAATTTTCATCGTTCTACTGCCTCAACTACGTCTAACTCCCAATGATGAAGACGTCCTCTTCTATCGAAGCCTTTCTGCGCTGTTAATACTGTATAATGTTCACTAGTCTCTGTATCAATTAACATATCATTTGCTTTAATTTCCAATCCAGTAACAGGTAAACAAGCCATTACCCGAGACGAAACCAAAGTAATCCTTCCTAATTCATCTGCACCCAACGAACGACGTTCAGAATAAAGCGCTCCCCATATAGTACCTAGTTCAATATTAGATTCCTTAACTGTATAAATTGAAATAATACAATCAGCATCACATTCTACTGAAGTAAGGCTGTCAAAATCATTTACAGTTGGGCTAGTAGTAAATTGTGTCAAGTTTAAAGTCGCGCTAATACTCAAATTCTTTAACGTACATTTCGCAGAGGCTGCACCATGAATCAAAGTTACTCGCAAGGATGTTGCGGGATTAATTAAAGTAACTTGTAGGGGAACTTCAACATTTGCTTCACATTGAAGACTAGGGTATAATAACTGTGCGTATCTTCTTACTTTATATTGATGTTTAATTGAATCGAAGCTCGCTAGTTTTATCACTTAATAATGTACCTCTCAGTATACTCTTTCAAAGGTTTGTAAATAGCTTTAATTAACCTAATCATCGGGTGATCGGGCGGAACCCACTTTAAAGTTTCATCAATCGCAAATAGTGCTTTAGTACAATATATCCTCGATAACTCGTATTGTGCAAGTGAAAAGCTTGGCTGTAATTTAACTGCCTCGTGTAAAAGTTCAAGCGCTACGTCAAAGTTTTCGGGATGTTCATCCGTATCATTTAACAAATCTAAGGCTAAGTTAAAATAGGGTAGAGGATTTTCAGGTTCCTCTTCAAGTTGAAGTGTTGTTAGTTCTTTATAAAACGCCAATTTTTCCTTCATCCTTGGAGATAAAAATCCTAAATGATAAATGATAATATCCGAAGTACGTAAAATTTGCTTGCCTAATTCAGTTGCACACCTTTCAAGTGTCTCATGCACTCTGTTTGAATAGAACCAAGTTTTGGGATTCTGAATCAATCGTAAAGCGTCCTGAAAAACAACTGTCCCCTCTTGAGGTGTCAGGTTATGTACCGATAATTGGATACCGTCTACTACCACAGGAACCTTCAACAACATTAAGTAAATTTGTTTATAATCAACAATCTCATCCAAATCTTGATGTAATAACCATTGACTAGATGCATCTTTTAAATACCTGTTTCGCGCTCCTGAGAAATTTTTATTCAGATCAGCCTCAATTACCTTACAATTATACTTCAACGCAAATTCTTTAGATTCATCCGATGAACCTGTATCTACAAGTATGATTTCCGCCGCAAAAGGTAATGCTGCGCTTAAATAAGTAGGAAGATTTTTCATTTCATCTTTCATTATTGTTGCAATTGTTAAAGTCGGATGTTTTAAAGACGCGACTGTCCCAGTCTCAGGTTTATTTGAAATTGCTTTTAATATAGGAACTGATGTAGTTCTTAAACATTCATAAGGCAATTGTTGGAAATAAAATGGATTTACCAAAACACGTGCGGTAGTATTTTCCAATGCCTGAAACGCTCTAACTTCCCAAGTCACTTCATTAACTAAAAAATGACTCTTATCCCATGTTTTCAAAATAGGAAATTGATAAGCAAAAACAAATGGATCGGGATTATAACATAGTCGGTCAATCAAAGATTTTGTCAAATTTGGCCCAAAGGATTCACCCTCCTTCAAAATAAAAACTAATTCATTGGTTTTGAACTTAGGAATGTCAAATAGGGAGCAAACCTCGACTCTCTCAAACAAGTCAGTTATCTCAGATGGAGGAGCAACGCCCTTTTGATGACTTCTGAATAACAAAACGGGGTGCAGCTTTTCTTTAATTTGATCTGAAAAAATCCTTTCTACTTTAGCTTCCCCTTCTTGCTCAAGAGTATACTTAGGAATCACATGAGAAAATTTACCTTCGCGCATCATTAAGTAACTTACATACATTACAACTCTTACATCACTAAATTTTGAAGTAACGCTCTCAAAATAACGCAGTGACTCTTGTGTTCTTCCCACAAAACACCAAGGTGCAATTTTCGAAATTGGGCCTTTCTCTTTTCTTTTATAACTTTGAGGGCCGGCGCTCTTAATTAAAGAGGGAACGACGAAACCTACGTCAGGGACGTTCAACAATTCCGCAGCCTCATCTAAAAATTCAATATTCGAAAGTGAAAAACGTCCATCTAAAAATAGAAATAGATCAGATTTTACTTTACGAAGACCAGCTACAAGATATTTCTTAAATGTATTCCCACCACTATATACATCGCATCCTAATGCTCGACAAACTTCAGTGTGATGAGGGCCTACTACAACTACTGGAATTTTAAAAGTGGTAAGCGGTAAAATAGCATTAAGTGTTGCAACCAAATCTTCAGAAGTATAAACTATTGCAGAAATCTTTGACATAATTATCCTCCTAACTTTTTTCCAATTAAGCCAACTTACGTCGATAAGGCTCTAACAAACTTCGAACCTCGAACATTAAATCCATTTTTACGTCACGCAAATAATTTTCAACATTGCTCAAAATTCGTTGAGATGAAAAACCTTCAGATTCTCTCAAATTATATAAGGTTGACACTGTTTTTAGGCAAGCTAATTTCATGGGAGCCGGTACTTGTGTTTCTCCAATTGTATAAACACACTCAAATAAACCAGTTAACCCACCGGGAAAATACAAAATTCCCAGAGTCTTATCCACATAATAATCCTCATCCGTCCCCTCTACTAGCTCTTCATCATCTAACGTAATTGAAGTAATTTCATTAATAGGGAAATACCTTAAACTATAACTTGAAACATTGTTTAACTCTTTGATTTCGGTTTTAGTGACAATCCCCAACTTGAACTGAGTATATTGCAAAATAGCACTTGAAGCGGCTAAAAGTAAACCTTGGAGAATTGAATCTTCGGTATAAGTAGTAATCCCTAAATAATCTTTAACTTCTTCTAACGTCGCCAATTCAAGATCTAACGCGTTTAATACATCAAATTGAATACGCGAAGCAGCAAGAACCTGTTCATGATTATAAGTTCCCTTTGCGATTGCAAAATAAGTCCCCAACGTAGTTGAAGGGGCTGTGTAATAAGTAAGATAATGCCCGGCTACAAGTTTTAAATCCAAAGTCGCGACTTTATTACCATACGGATCGAACACGTCAGTTTGAGGTTGCTCAACTTGTACAGTTACGCCTCCACAAACGAAGTCGTATTGAAGTAAAATATTGTCGCTTGCGTATACTTGTTTAAACATTTCCTTCCTCCTTTTTTAACAATGACTTATGTCGATCTAAAATTTCTTCAACTTTTTTTCTACTAATACGCAGCGACTTTGCGATCATAGAAATACTAGCATCGCCCTTATTATACATTTCGAGAACTTTTTTCTCTTTACTTGTAAGGGTGGAGGGAATTCTCACAACAGGAGGAGTTTCCGGCGGGGTTGGCTTTTCAATTTTAATACCTACACGTTTAAAACCATGAAGTTCAAGAGTTTGAGCGGTTTCTTCATGCTGAACTTTACATTCACCATTAACAACTCGAACTAATTCTTGATAAGTTGCAAATTCCCAGTACGGACTCTCAAACGGTCCTTCATATTTTAACTTAATCACGTTTACCTCCTAACTTTTTAGAAAAAATTTCTTTTAACATACAACATTTCAACTTAAAAAGTCAAGGATATTTTAAAAACCCCCCGAGGCTAAATTCTCGGGGGGTCCAAACTTTTTCAAGGCTTAATTACTTAATTCCAACAATGCAAGAAATGGCAAGTGGATCCCGAGCGACTAAAACCTCATCCGTGAAAATATCAAACTTATCATACTGGCTGCTTTCTTTTGCAAGCGGTTGAACAGTAAGAGGTGTAAGCTCAGAAATAAAAACCTTGGTCGTATCAACAAAGAATAAGGCACTAAAGGAGCCACCAGTCAAACTAGTGATTGTAACGCCAGCCGCACCAACTTGCATGGTATCCGGAATTTGATTACTTACAAGTATGGGAACTTCGTTATAACTTAAAACCTTAAATCCACCTTTAATCTCTACAACATTCACAAACCGTTGCTGAGTCTGTAACAAAGCTCTAATTCTCCTCCGTGTTCTTTTGGAGCACAGCAATAAAGTGGGCATTCCCCTAATCGCGTCCATAGCCTGATCTAAAAGAGTCAAAGTTAAATCACCACCAGTAGAATCCGTGCCAGCACCAATCTCATTTGCGGAATCACACAATGCATATAATCCATCAAACTCTTTCGAATCGGTTGAAGAATCGCCCCAATAAAGCGCATATTCCTCTTTATCTTTAAAATCATCCGCCTTTGCCTCCATTTCCTGAGACAAAATATCAATATAAGCAGAGCCTATAGCCCTTCCTTTACGAGTAACTTTCCCCTGTGTACCAATCGTCTTATAGAGGAAAGATACTTGATCATAAGTCCCAGTTTCCTCAGTGAACGAATCAGTATCCGCATAAAATGCAGCTTTCGTAGCACCAGGAGTTCTACGGTTGATATAAACGCCAGCACCTGAACCTTTCTTCCTTGGGAGATTTTGCCTAACCGGATTTAAATGCTCAACCATCTGAGTGATTATTCGGTCAACTTCCTTGGGCAGAATATCCGAAATACCCTCGTATCCACCTCCAGTGCTCTCTGCTAATGCCCTTCGTAGTTCATTAATAGGGTCCAACATTATTTTTCACCTCCTTTTACTTTTTCTGCAGCCTCCCAGAGAAGACGCAATTTCTCAGCTGGGGCAGCGTTTTTGTATTCATCAGACTCTACAAAACTACGTAGTGAATCGTCTGATGTCGTAGTTTCCTCTTTTTCGCCCTTAACAACTACAGTCTTTTTCAACTCCTTCACTTCCTCAGCAAGAGCTCTCACTGAATCTAAAACCTCGTTAGTCTCTCGTGTAGATTTAGCAGCTTCTTCACTCTCTTCAGGTTCTTCCTCACCTTCAGCTGAAGCATTCTTCTTTGGGTAAGGATAGGGATAAGGGTATTTTTCTATTTTATCCCAAATTTTCTTTACTACTTCTTCAATTGCATCAAGCTTGTTCATTAAAGCAGCTGTGTCTACTGCCTTTAACAATTCATCAGACCTTTCCAGTAGGGTCGAAACTCGCTCATCGAGGTCTAATAAAAGCTCAAGCTGGCTCGATTCAACAGCTTCTGCTAATTCATTCATTTCGACGTCCTCATTAACCTCTTCATTTGTCTCTACTTCCTCGACAGCGGTCTCAGTTTTTTCCAGATCTCCACTCATTTTTTCACCTCCTTGTAATTCCTTTTGAGTTAATTGAAAATCAGAATCCATGGCACTTCTTTGAAGATACCAAGATTGAATTTCCGCGGCATCAACTGCTGGAACTGATACAACGGAAACTTCAAGAAGTTTTAACCCATCAATGACCGAAACTGTTTTCTGGGAAGATTCATCCCACTTCTCATGAGATGAAAGAATTCGGCCTCTAATAGAAAACTTACTCAACGTTCCCGATTTGATCTTCTCCTGAATACTTTGCTCAGACTTATCAATTATAACCGTTACAAACAACCCTTTGTCATCTAACTTTGCTTCGTGAATTCGTCCTATCGGTAAGTCCTGATTATGATTAAAAAGAACTGTGCTTCGCCTTGATAGATCCTTAGTAGCTCCTTCAAGTGCTTTACGTGCCAATATCGCATTATCCAACCCCTTATCAAATGTGGTAGCATAGCCAGCAATTACCAGTTCACCCGGGTTAGCAATCCTCTTGGATACATCTAGAGGGGCCCGAATAAATTCGGGAGTAATCTGAAACAGTCCATTTTCAAATTGCATCTAGTCACCTCCTTTACCTCAATTAAGTATAAGAGTCATAAAAAGTAATAATTTAGGCAAGGGGTTCTCAATTTACCACTCTTTTTTAAACAATAATGAAGAAAAAATCAAGAACTAGTGATATCAATCTCATCATAGTTTCCATCATACTTTAAATGATCCAAAAAATGAGAAATATCATGCAGCAATAATCTTAATTGGTCAAGACTGGGATTATTTACTAAAGGCGTAATACAACGAGCGGTCGAATCTTCTGTACTTTCAACCCAAACCAAAGCAGCACTCGTTATATTCACTTTTTCATCGGTTAATAACTTTAAAAACGCCTCAAACACTGCTTGAGGAGTATTTTTTAATGGAATTACTTTAACCATATTCTAACCACCTAATTTTACTCAACTACTTCTTTATTAATTCCGACAATTCTTCCGTCTCTAACTTTAACAACCATAAATCCTAATTCAACTGGGTCATATTCACCCAATTCCACGTACGAATTAGTCCCAATTTCATACATCTTATAGAAAGCACCTGTACAAATATACCATCGATGATCGGGGTGGATGTATTCAGAATTTTCAACTGATTCGGTATAACGCGGTTTAAATCTCCCATTTTTATCGATTAAATACAAACTCTTCTCAGGTTCAACTAAAATCAGTTTATGGACATGTGCCTTTGCCATTAAAACACAATCACCTGCTTTAAACTTCAAATGTCGTTGTAAAATTAAACCCAGATTTGACTTTCTACGATGTGGACTATCAGCGGTACTCGTAATTGATTTTTTCCCATGTTGCGCGAATATTTTATATTGATAATTCTTCCTATTTTTTGCACTAATAGTTACCTTAGCTGTAAAAGTCCCCTTAGGAACGCCTAGTTTATTACAAATAATCTCGTTTAAATCACCATAACGCCACAATTTCAACTCATGATTCCCCGCTAATATAGTAATTAGCTTATCCTTAACTGGGGTAAACAACTTAACAAATGCATCAATCTGTTCCATCGGAAAGGGCATCTTAGTTGTATTTGGCCGAAAACGAGGATCATCAATCAAAATTGCTTCAATTGCATCTCCCATATGAATTCCAAAATTTCGACTAGGGGCTAAGCCTTCATAAGGAGACTCCATCATGTCAATTAATTTAGTAATACCCGGTAAATGGCAAAGCTTAGAACCAAGATGCGTATCACCAAACATAAACAAATTATGATTTAACGGTAATCGTCTTCGTAAAAGTTCCAAATCTATAACCTCCGTAATTACTTCTTGTTATACAATTTACACATATTTTATTAGGATAATCCTCTAATAGAGGTGCTCCACAATGAGAACACCTACCCTCTTTACGGTACCTTTCACTAACCAAGCTTCTATACTCTTTAACTCTCTTAGGATTATTCTTTCTCCAACGACGGGCTCTCTCTCTATTCTTTTCAAGGTGTAAAGCACAACTCTTAAAACCTGGTACTGCCTCTCTATTACAACTAATACAAAGACCACGTTTCTCGTGTTCTTTTTTCCATCTAATTACTTTATCCGAATCTTTTCCCATTTACCCTCAACCAGAGGCTGTAATAATTTTTGGCGCTTTAATTCAGTAACTAGTTCATCTCTAACAGATAGCCGTTTCTCAAGTTGCTCATGTCGCCAATATTGAAATTTTCGTGGAATTCTCTTCTTTAATAATTGAGGAAGGGCTGAAAAATTCTTGGGTGAGATAAACTTCTTTTGAATCGCTCTTCTTGATAATACATACGGCGTTTGATTTTTAGTTTTAATCCAAAGAAATCCGCCTAACTCCTTCCCCTCACGTAAATTCTTAACACTAGTCCCTACTATTACCGGGTTCACTTCATCTGCGGAAGCTGAAAAAAAGTTAAAATTCTTCCCAAATGGTCTTAAAATATATCTTCCTCGAAAAGTTTTGCCTCCACTAAAATAAAACTCAAATTCATCTAATTTTCGCGTTAAATGCTCTACTAATCCCCGATCAACTATAACCATATAACCCCAATGCTTTTTTAAATAACGTGCGCCGATCCTGCCAGGAGGACTAATATACTTTTTTACTTTCATCCACTCAATAGGCTCAGGAAGTTTTACCGTCGCTTGTAAACTCCTTTGACCAACAATCTCACCCGTTTTAAAATTTAACTTAAAATTCGAAGGTTGATTAACTATTTTAACAAATTTTGACCATTCTTTAACCCCCTCAGGTCTGTCTTTAACGGAACCCGCCTTATAAATAAACAAAGTTACTCCAATCATTTCTTTAGGATCACCACAATACGCCATCCGTAAATCCCCATGCAATACACTAGCAAAATGTACATGAAAAACGTAGGGAAATCGACCTTCACACCATGTTAAAAATGGTGTTAAATACTGTTTAAACTCAGTCTTCGAAACTGCGGCTGCGTTACTTCCCATTATTTCCCTTTTGAACACGTGTGGCTCATTTTTATGTAAACTTTAGGGAGAGTCTGATCAATAGTACTTATCATATGATGACACATTCCAGCTTTAAAAATTTGTGCCACGATTAACTTGTGTCTTTTGATAACTTCTTCTTTTGTAATTGGCTTCCCGGTTTTATGATCAATCAAATTCTTCCCTTTATTTAAAGAACGCCACCAAGCATGTAAAATACTATGTTCTAAAAGCAATTGCTTTTTTCTCAATGGTGAAAATTTCTTCAGTTTTATAAGTAAATCGTACGGCATTTAAAAAAATTCCTATATTACTTCAATATTTTTGAATACTTTCCAATTTAAGGCAAGATTTATAACTCAACAATCGCATAACCTACTCCATGCGAACTTTTCTCCAAATAAATTCGAATTGCCTCCCTACTAAACCACCACGCCATCACTGTATCATCCTTTTTCAAATAAGGGTAATTCAAAACTTCCCTTTTCCACTGACACCATGAACAATTACACTCAAGCGGATGTTCCCAACTCGGAATGGCCCACATATTATTATCCAGCTCAACTCTAAGGGAAGGAATTCCGATCGAGATTAGATGTTTCTGAGTTCCTGTATAATAAGGTTTTAACGGCAGATTACTGACCTCTGCGATCCAATCTTGCATCATTGATTGAGTTGCATTCGATTCGATCATAATTACCTCAGGGTGGTACTGTTCATACAGCCGAATTAAACGTCGAGTAACATCGGGTGAAGCTTGCTTTAACCGAATTATATCAACAGGCCACCTGGTAAAAGTTTTTACATTTACACGTGTTATAAAAATTACAGAGTAATCCTCAGATCTACCCGCTGAAATATCAACCCCAAAATAACAACGCGCTAATGAAGGAGTAGCAGTTAGTTCTGTTCTTAGTTCTGGAGGATCTGAACCTGGAGATAATGGCCAATCAGCACGCTGTTTGAAACATTTAGGTGGAAACAAAGCATTATCAACTCGGGTCGGGCGGTGTCTAAATCCTTTGTCGAAAGCTAAAGGATTTTCTTTCCACTTCTTATATAACTTTTCACGTGGCCAAACCTGGGGCCAAAAGGGGTCGAAATTTTCATTTATCGCCCAAACTTTACGAAATTCCCAATCCTTATTTCGTAAAAGTTCTGAGAGTAAATCATCATCGTCCCAAATCGTACCAACTACTACTACCTTGTTATTTTGTGGCTCGAGAGTATTCATCCAAGTATCATAAAATGCTTCTTTTACTTTACGTCGAAGACCCTCGGTCACAGTATTTAAATTATCACAAGTATCATCACAAATTAACAAATCAGCTCTACCACCAGCTCCTGTGGATAAAATACTTCGCGCTTCGAAGGTGGGATCTCTCAACACTAGAGGTCTATCGACATACAATCTATCTTTAGTCCAATAACGTAGTCTAGACGGTTTAACATTTGGGAATATAAATCGATACCTTTTGTTATAGAGTAGAGTAGTAGAAACGGCAGATAAAACTTCCCGACCTTTTTCGATCGCGTTTGTAATTAACTTAATCCTAATATTTGGATTACGTCCAATTAACCAAGTCGGATAGGCTATTGATATAATACTTGTTTTTCCATGTGCGCGAGGCGCAGCAAAAACAACTCTTGAATACATCTTAAGGGCATCAGCCCATTCTTTATGCATTAACGCGACAGGAAAGCCAAATACAAAAACTAAGTAACTTAAAAAATCACGTTGGCATAAGACTTTAATTTGTCTTGCTTCCTTCAAAAAATTACTTTTTTGCAAAGGAGCTAATAACCTCCTTAAACTCTTCTAAAGCCTGATAGGCGGCGTCTTTCTCATCCTTTGCTTGTTTACCCTTTAGCTCGGCTCGAAACTTTAATACTAATTCAAGCCCACGTAATACATCATTCCAAGTCTTTGGTTTAATTGAATCATTCTGATTAAGAGCATCTATAATTCGCGTGGCAATTGTATCAATAGCATTACCCTCTGCTGAAATAGAGCTCGACTCGTCCTCCTCTAACTCTATATCTTCAAGGTTTTGCGCTCCTAAACCTAATACTTCGTTCATATTCCTAACTCCTTTAATAAGTCCTCCCTATTCACTTCAATTCCCCAGCTAGGAACTAGATAATATCTAGGAGGAAGTTTACGTGTAATATCAAAATAATTTGCGTCTTTATATTTTAACGGTACTTCTTTTGCTCCTTTACTTGTAACTTCAATAGTTGTTAATTTCGACTTAATTGCCCTTAAGGCCCTATCAAATGCATTACTAGTAGTATGACAAACTATTCCTTGAGGGGAATTGAACCAAATTCCGATGGTAATTTCCCTTCCTTTAACTTGTTCAAGGACATAACCTCTAAAAACCATTTTAAAGATCCCTTCATTATGTCCCTCATTTGCAGGAAGTACAACTTCTTTACGTGCACGTTCTTCATTAGTAATACAAATATAATCAGGGAACAAGATTGAAGACAGTTCGACTGGGGTAAATTTTGCTGTAGCAACATAAGAATCTGAATAAGTCAACTCAATCTGTCCGAGATCTAGTACTATTCCTCTACGAAGTACACCTTGTGAAAGTTTATCTTGCAGAAATCGATTCTTAGTACTTACAGTCATGCTGCCATCTTTCCATAACCAAGTACCAACAATTTCGCCCCCTTTACTTTCAGTAATATAACCTAGACTTATTTTTATTTCTTCAGTAAATCTTTTATCCATTTTTGCAACTCCTCTTTAGTCATAGACTCAAGTTTTGAATAGAGATCAATTAATGATTTCTTATTTTTAATCACGTCTTCTGCTATTATCGAAACGAGTGTTTCGAGTTCACTTTTCTTTAACTTTAACCTCTCTTTAAGCAGCTGACTAACTTCTCTCAGAGTAACTATCTTCTTGGGCACAGTTACAGGTTTCTTAATTTTAGGCTTTGACTCTTTACTCGCTAATTTCTTTTTCTCTGGTGCTTTACCCAACTCATCAATTTTCTTACTAATCACCTTACGTAATTCCTTCTCATCTTCTAAAGATGCTTTTGCGAACAATTCTACGATTTCTTCAGGATCAACACCCTCCTTATAATGTGCCCAAAGTAATTTTGGAAGTAACTTATCCAGTTGCTTCCGCGTAAATCCTGCGCGTAAAGCAGCTTCATAAACTCTACTCCATAAAGGATGTTTTGAAATGAGTGACTCGGGTCTAACAGCTAAATTTTGAAGTAGGGATTCCATAAATACATACAACTCAGGATCACTAAAATACAACACAGTAGGTCGTTCAAAGAATGTTGCGAAAATTTCAGCAAAAGTTTCATCAATCTTCCTTAAAGCATAAGGTCGAATTGGAAGGGCCCAATTCTGCATTGCCCGTGGTAGTACTCCCTCCAAAGGCTCAAATATTTCCTTTTCAAATGTATCTCTTGAAGCAACTAAGTAAGATCCGAGTGAACGCTCTTCAGAAGCTTTAAGTACACCATTTATATAACCCATAAACTTCTGAGCCTGTTTTTCATCAAGATAAGGTAATATTTGTTCATATAAAGGAACTAAAATTCTGTCTCGATACATCAATGCGAAGGCGTCTCTCATATATGAAAATGGAATAAAATGTCTTTCAAACACATGATGACCTAACTCATGAAGGAATTGAAAGTCGTTGGGAGTGGTTGTAATGACACCGTTAAATGACTTCACAAAATCCTTATAATCAACGTCCAATAAATAAGTCGCGTCATATCGCGCAGCATTTGACAAACGAATCGTTTGTAATCCGCTCCAAAAAGAAGGAACTCTGAGGGTAGAATATTTTTGCAAAATTGTAGTTAATTGTGATTTAAACTCAGGATCAACAACTGGGATCGCCGATATTATTTGGTCTGTTGACCGGGTCGATCTCCAAGGTATAGGTCTCACCTTATAAACCCTGTTTAACCAATTCTCATATGTATTTGGAGTCCAAAAAGTAGATCCTAAAAGTTCACGAAACGCGGTCATTCCCTCAATATCCAATCGCTGCGGACTAAAAATCGAAGCGCGAAACATTTGCATGAAAAATTCGCGTGGGTCGAAGTAAGCACTTTGAGGAATGTCAAATAACTGAAAGGAAATTCCTTTAAAAGCTTCTTTATTACCTGCTAACCAATCATCTTTAAGCTCGGAAGGTAAAATTTTCTTCAATTGTTTATCCCACAAATTCTTTCGAGTATTTAAAAGCAGAGATTGAAGTTGAGCCGAAAAAGGTTGTCTTGGATCCATCAAATCAAATCGATACAAAAGATTTATTGCGACGGAGTCAACGAATGCTTCCCGTATTTGACTATCCGAAAAAGTACGTGGTAGTTCTAAGACGTTTTTAATTGCGTCATAGCGAGGACTTTTCGCGTCAGTTAAATTAACTTCTTTAAACAACGCCAAATAAGCTGGCTCCCTAAGAGGAGGAGTCTTCTCCAAAACTTTCGCAACCCTAGCGTCAATTCCCTTAAGTAAGTTTGAAAAGATAGCCTCTGCTTCTGTTCCCCATTTCTGCAAATCCTTGACAGAAATTTTGTTACCAATCCACTTGTTATAAGATGCTAATGAGACATCAGAAATTGGCTCGAGCGAGCACCTACAATTATGACCACAAAGTGTCCCATAACCAGGCCAAGTTTGAAGTAATTCCAACACTGAAGGTCTAAATACTCTTCCAATCATTGCAGCGCAAACTTTACACGTAACATCATCTTCAATTCCAACCCAGCGTAATACTATTCCTTGTGATTTTTCAAATAATCTCGAAATTACAACTAATGGTAAATTCGCGAAAAATACAGCAAGTCCGCCCGCAGCTAAAACTGATAAAACCAACCGGTTTAAATCCTCATAAACAACGTCCCAATTACCTCTTTTAGCATCGCTATTTGCTTTATCAATTCGCGACTTCCATCGATTAATTGCGTCTTTCGTCACTACATCACTATACTCATCTATTATTTTCCTAACTTGTTCTCTATCATACTCGGAGGGTCTCCAAAAATCGTTTACACGGTCAAAGCCCAATTCAAAAGCATCAGTACGATAATCATCCATCAAAGCACTTAAACGAAGTAAAAAAGAGGTTGACGGTGGTAAGACTGACGCTTCTTGCCTAAGTATTGACTTTTCTTCAAACTTTTCGCGAAACTTATCAACTTCTTTTTTCAACTCTTCCTGAAATTGCTTAACCAACTTTACACGATTAATAATAAACTTCGCACGTTTTTCATCTAACGCAAACTCAGCATTATGTAATAAATGTAGGTCTTCTAAAGAAACTGCTCTTTGAAGACTCGGCTCGGTCCTAGTTACCGACTCAAGCACTGACTCTGAAGTTGATTTATGTATCGGTTCCGCTGTTGATTCGGGAGTTGACGATGGTAAATTAAGCTGTTCCGTTGAACCAACAGGTGTCAAACCTTTAGGTTGAAGAACTGAAACTTGATTGCCGCCTTCAAAAGGAGGTAAATTCATAAACTGACGGGCCTCATTAGGTGCAATTAATCCAGATTTAGTACCCTCAATTATCCTCTCTATAGAATGAACAGGCGGAATTTTGAATCTAAATGATATTCCGTAAGGCTCAAGAAAGCGATTCATCTTATCTTCAATTGCCTTAGCAACTTGCGGAACTAAAGTTGAAAACATTAAATCAGCCCCCGGCGATGCTTGAAGAAGGTTACTTCCTGGTGGTACGAATCCAAAAGCACTTCTGACTAACCAATCTAGTCTATCCAAAAAGGCAGAAATCATCTGAATATCAAACTGCTTCGCAAGTTCAACCCATTTTCCTTCTCCTGCACCCCAAATTAGCGGAATTTTAACCTTATCTCCGGAAAGTAAAGTTGTTAAATCTTCTTGGAATCTATTAATTACGTCTTCATCTATGTTATTTGTAAAAATAAACGTCCCTATTGGCTTTCGTGACTCGGGGTCACTTTTAACTAGATTTTTCAAATAACTAGTAAGCTCATAAGTAAGTGATTCCAATATAGGTAGGCCATTGGAAGAATATGTACGCGGAACTAAACGAACGAAAATTACCTCAGAAGGTAAAAATTTATAAATCCGACCTGATTGCGTTTGTTGTACATAACCACGTAACCGCCCATCTTTTTCATAAACGGGGTAGAAAGTCGCGGCGTCGCGAGCTGTAAAACCGGTTAGTTGCTTACCCAGAGTTAATAAAGGTACTAAAACACCTTTGTTTAAAACTAACATATCAATCGAGACTGCGATCAACACGTCCCTAAATGTCTCACCTGTTACCGTCTCACGCTCAAACAGTGACTTAACTATTTCATCCTTTTTTCCTCGTAAAGCTACTTTATACTCACGGGGTAAATTTGCGATAGATTCTGCAATATGATCAACACACCTTCTTACAGAACTAGTTTCTCTGTAAAGGCTCCTTAACGAACGATCACTTAGAAATCCAGTTAAGCCTGTTGTTACTGAGGTAAAAATCGAAGTTTCACCAACAGCGGACTCTTTAACTGGTTTCGTTGGCTTTTTTTCTAATTGCCTTTTCACAATTCTCCTCCTTTAAACGGATTGACTTCAGCCGACTATCTCTTTATACTAATACATCAATGAATAATTCAAGGAGAAAATTTTAATTTCATGTCAATTATTAAGTTAAATGAGGCTAAATTAGAAACTCTATCGACTGCTCAGCTCTTAGCAAAGTACTTAACACTAACTACTCTGCTTAAAAAAGTCCTCTCCTCCCCTTCAAAAAAGAAAAACTATACCCAATTTAGGCTTCTAAAGAAAAAAATTGATAAAGAGCTAACTAAAAGGGGTCTCATACCAGTCAAATTCAAACAAAGTATGAGATACTTCTTACCGTTTCAGATTAAAAACCCGTACATAGTAATTACAGGTTCTGTCTTATATGGAACACCACATGATCTCGACGTGATGATCTTAACACCCACTATAATCAATTGCGATCCAATTGCGTCACTTATTCCTCCAAAACTTAACGCTTACTTTCCACCCAAAACGCACTGGATTAATTCCTACTATGCAGGGCCTTTTTCATCTTACGTCCCAATTTATAATCTTGAATTACGCCCTAAGTACATTAGTAGAAAGTTTGCGCCAATGTACCCAAAACATAATGGGAAACCATTAAAAATTGATTTGAATAGAATTTTAAGTAGGCTACCGGACAGTGTTTTGATATGGAAAAACTTAGTTCATTATAATCCCGGGTCACACTCTATTTTGATTCCTCAACTACCTCATCATTATTATGTTCCCCTATTTATCAGATTACTCCGACTTTTTCCCGTTGAATTACGCCCAACAATAAAAACCTACAAACAGAAATTCACACCAAAAAACGCGATTCCCGTTTACGATTTAATCCTGAGGAAATCTACTTTTCAAGTTGTAGAAATGAAACTACCTAACTAAATAGCCCAATACAAAACTTAAGCCGCTAACTACTCCCGCTACTACGATTACTCTGAGCAGCAAACCCTTAATCGACCTACTGATTTCCCTTAAGTCTTTCAGTATTGAGTCCAAATCTTTTGAAACAGTCCCTAATTTTGTTTCCAAAATTTTGCCCTGAGAAATAAAATCTTTAACAGAAGTATCTATCCGTTTTAATTGCTCACTTTCTGTACAAATAGAACTCTTCAACCGTTCGAAGGCAGAGGTATTTTCCTTTACTAACTCAATGAGAAGATTTTCAATAGTCGATTTTTCAAAGCCCATTTAAGTAACCTTAACACGTGTAATTGCATCCTCCAAAACCGACTTCAAAGTAAGACCTAAATTCAATCTAACTAAAGCGAGCCCAACTACAACAACACAACTATGTATAAATGTAACAACTTCGGACGAATAAGGCGTCTTTCGTCCATCAAACGTTAAAAAGTAACCCCAATTTCCCAATACCTCATTTGAAATGGGTGCAATTAACACGCGGTTAATTTCTTTTCCGAACAGCTCCTGAATTCGCGGATCTTTAAAAATTACAACAACCTCTCCACTTTTAACCGATTCAATCCAACTTGAAGGAAATTTTTGAATCTGGAGTTCTAATCTTTCAGTTAAGTAAAATGCAAATAAAGGGTAACTAAGACCTTGTACCTCATCAAATGGCGCTACAACAATATTAGCGTTTAAGTGCTTACCAATTATTTCAACTCCTTCTTGAATAGCATTCGCATCAATTACCCCATTAAAAAGCTTAAATACTTGAGGGAACGTTGAAATCAAACGAGTAACGAGAGGTGACGCTGGGGATTTAATTTTAAGCTTTAATGCTTCTAACATACCTCTTAAAACCTCAAAATTAATTGGTTTAACCAAAATACTATAAAAACCTAACGAAGAAACGGTGGAACTTAAGCGATCAGTAACATAATTCGTAATTATAATTGAACGAGATGGGTCTAATTCATCTAAAATTGAAAAAATTTGGCCATTAGCTAAAATGACATCTATAAGGTAGACATCGGGTTTAAACTTCTTACTTACTTGGCGAAACTCAGCAATGGAATGACATGAACAACAATCAAAACTCAAGCTTTTCTTTAAAAAATACTCCAATTGAGTCGTAAATGTTGAATCACTATCCAAAATCAATACTTTCATCAATAATTTACCTTACTACTTTATTAATTTTCTTCCGAAAACCGAAGCACGTGCGAATTAAATTTTTAAACTCTCCTTCAATTGTAAGAGACTTAAAGGCGGTATTCAAGGGATGTCGTTCAATATTTATTTTAGTTGCCCAACCTAACGGTGCATTTCCTTTTCTGCTAAAACCGAGTCGTAGACGTAAATCAAAATCCTCCGCAAATACATGTTTCAATTTATAACCTAATCCTTTTAATGAAACAAGCTGATCAAAAACATGAATAGGTGACTGATCGATTGAACCTGTAACTAATAGTGATTCAATGAATAAGCAAAGTTGCTTAATTGAAATGATAGCGACAACAGGATTAAAAGGAATATTAACAATTCCTTGCTTAACCCCTTTTGCACAAAAATAGTTAATCAAATTACCTTGTATCTCATCAACGTGAAGTCGGTGCCAAGGCTCTTCAGTAACTCCATAAACTAAACCAATCCTCAAATCAACAACTGGAAGCTTCCAAATATTCCGAAAAAAATTTACCTGTGTTTGAACTAAACACTCGTAGGTTGAATGAATTGAGTAGGCTCTTATTGGGTGGAGCAGGAAAGAGGAACAAGCTTCGTAAAATATTTCAAGTTCATTTTCTGGAATTGGTAAATTGGCAGGCACATAAGTATGAATATCGCTTAACACTAACCAACTTGTAGGATGAGATCGTAATTTAACAGCAATTGGTAATAATCCCGGATCACTAGTTTCACCATTTAAAGTAAAAGTACGTGCGACGTCAATTATTACATTAGGTTTAAAGTCAGTAAGTGCAAAATCCAAATTCTCGAAAAATAAGATATTTCTACTCAAATTCGCTAATTCATGAGGAAGGACCGAAGGAGACTCAAGTCGAGTTGCTAGTTGTTCACGTTCAAACGTATCACATCCGCCAACACTATTCCCTCTTTGCACTAAGTGCATAGCAAGAGCATAACCTATGTAACCATCAATTCCTCTAATAAAAATTCTCATAACGTAAATGATTGCAGATTAGGATAGGGGGCACGTTGCGAAAACAACCTTTGTGAAAGTAAATTAATAAATTGCTTCGCGCGAATCGAAACGGAGTGATGTCTTCGCACAAATAAATACCCTGCTCGGGTCACTTCTTTTAATCGATCTTCATCATTTAAGATCCTTTTAATCTTTCTCTCAAAGTTCGAAAAATTAACATCTAAAAAATTCACGTCTGGTTTATAACCTAACTCATCTAAATCTTCAAAGAAAGGAGCTGCTAATAGGGAGTAAGAAGACGGTATTTCAAAATGTTTCTGAATGGGATACTTATAAATGCTACTACATGTAGGACAAACTCGCGCTGTATTTAACAGTTTAGCGTAATCAACTCCTGTAATCGCCGAGCCCGGCTCAAACTCTTTATAACCTGGATGAGGTAAATGAACAAATCCGGGATAGCCCGAAAAAGTCTTTAAATACTGATGACGTAAGGGGTAAACAGATTCTATTAACGCTCCAGTTAATAGAATATTAATTGACTTTGCAAGTTTATAATTCTTAAAAATAGTAGTATCAACTCCAATTGGTAACCACGCACAAGGCACGGTTTGTAATAATTGTGGGAATTGTTCTTTTGTTCCACATTTATACTTTACGATTACTAAATCAATTTTATTTTCACGAATGAAAAGTAAACGCTCATGATGAAGAACGTGAACATCCCAATAATGAACAACTTTGGGGATTGAAATGGCGCTTAAATTTTGTACGGGGGGAGTAACAGGGGGTGCCTCTCCTAACATGACAACATCAAACGTCTTCCCTTCCGACTTAAACTTTGAAAGTAATTCAACAATATCACAAGATTTATGATAAAAAGTTACATCGGTGATCTTTGCTAGCGCCTGTTTAAAAGCCAAGTGACCATGTCCGATCCAATTCGTAAAATCCTTACAAATATATAAAATTTTCACTGATCAATCTCCTTTCATTAACTTTTTAAAGTAATCATATGCTTCAGGCCATCTCTTCTTTAAAAGTTTTACCTTCTCAGGATTGGAACTAGAGTAAAAACTAAACGCTTCAGAAAATCCTTCCTCAGGCGAACGGAGGGACATAGATGAGAGAATTTCTGACGAGGGAGATCTCGAAAGAAGTTCTAGTTTATAAAACAGGCGGTTACGCTCGCGTCTTGTAATACCTTGGGTTGAAACAAAGGGAGGAACCTGAGGAAGGACTCTCTTAATATAAGGAGCATAAACATCCGGGCCAAATACATAATACTTTGTAATCGACTCTCTCTCTAGCCTAGAACTAATCATATGGCCCACTTCATGATTAAGAACCCGGTCATACGCACGATTGGGAATTCTAAATGAAGTTCCGATTCCAATAAATCCCATGTTGTCGTTTGGAAATATTACCCGTGCATCCTTTATAAGTTCGGCGTAGGGTTCAGTAATCTCGACCATTTTAAGGCTATGACTAAAATATCTTCGGGCCAAAACTTGTTCCTCTTCTGATAGCGCCGCAAGATATTGCGCAACATTAAGTTTTTCTTCCTTACCTGAGCGAACTAATACATGATAATTCACAAAAGACCCTAT